CGGAATATCCCCTGTAGCCAGTCCGGCCTATACCATGTCTCCCTGGTGGATACATGAAAGCCAGGTTGACAAAGAAGCAGCGGAAGAATATCACTGGTTTTACCTGGATACACCAGATGGCCGGTTTTACCAGTGCACAGGGCAGCCGGCACAGCCTTTTATGTATCCTGCCTTGAAAAACAATGAGGACAAGGTGGTTGAAAGGATGGAAAAGGCACTGAAGCGCGAATTAAGAAAGGTGTGTAAGTAATGATTAATGTTAAGGACGAGGTGTATGCAGCTCTCCTCGCTGTTACAGATAACGTAACTGACTGTTATCCTAAAGACTGGGAGAAGGATTTATCCATTCAGTACATGGAAGAAGATAACAAGGTTGTAGAGTATACAGATATGAGAGAGCAGAAGGCCTATATTAGATATCGGATAGATATATGGCACAGAAAAAGTACAACTGCTGCAGCCGTAGCTGTGGATGCTGCAATTGAAAAGCTGGGACTGTTGCGTACAGGATGCCAGGATGTGGATGACCCAAGTGGAAGAAAGCACAAACAGATGAGATATGAAATGGTGATTGATGTAAATACCAAAGAGGTCTATCACGACATATAAGAAAGGAGAATTGGATGTTAGCTAATGGCGCGAAATTGGGATATAAGAAGTCAGGAGGCTCTACATTTACAGACCTTCCAGGGCTTAAAGAAATCCCGGAAATGGGTATTGAACCAGAAAAGGTAGAGAATACTTGTCTGACTGACAAAAATAAGCAATACGAGAATGGTATTGGTGATGCCGGTGATATTACATACAAATTTAAGTATGATAATTCCAAAGCCGATTGCCCATATCGTATCATGAGGGCGGCACAGGATGCGGGAGAGGTATTGTCATTCCAGGAAACGCTGATTGATGGCACTAAAACAGAATTTGACGGACAGGTATCCGTAAAAAGAACT